ATGCAAACACAAGAACGAAGTCACGTTCCGATTGCGACAACAAAGGAGGAAAACTTCTTTACAGCGATCGGCAACACAAAGCCTTACTTCAAAGCAGCTTTTGAAGGAGAACCGGGCACCGGCAAGAGCTGGAGCGCGGCATTAGTAGCAATCGGTCTTCACAAGAAGATCGGCAGCACGAAGCCCATTGTCCTTATCGACACCGAGAAAGCAGCAAAGTTTTTGGTCCCACTCTTCAAAGAGAATGGAATCGAAGCGATGGTGCGCGAGACACACTCGCTCGCGGATTTGGTAACGGCAATGAAGCTCTGCTCGGAAGGATACTCAGACGTTGTGGTGATCGACAGCATCACCCACATCTGGATGGACTTCCAAGAGGCGTATAAGCGAAAGCTCAACCGCCAAACATTTCAGATTCAGGACTGGATGGCTATCAAGTCCGACTGGAATAGAAACTTCTCGATCCCGATGGTCCAGTCGCCGCTGCACATCATTGCAACCGGTCGAGTGTCAGACCGAATGGAGCAGGAAGTAGATGAGGATGGTCGCAAGGAATTTACCAAGACCGGAGTGAAGATGCAGGCCGAGAAAAACGCCGCATACGAATTCGATGTCTTGGTACTGATGGAGCGCCATGAGCTTATCACTCGCGCAAAGCGAGAGGTATGGCGACAGGCAACTGTCCTCAAAGGCCGAGGCAATCTCCTCGATGGAAAGGTCTTTAAAAACCCAACTTACGAGGACTTCGCACCGGCAATCGAAGCGGTCATCAAAGACCCTGTAGCAGCCCGATTTAGCCCTACAGAAAGGGATGCAGGGGAGCTGATCCGCACAGAGGAAGACAAGCGTAAGTGGGTCCTTGAAAGGAAGCGATGGCTTGAAGAGATCGAGGGATACCTTGTATCGGTCTGGCCAAGTACCGGCGCACAGGAAAAGAAGAATAAGACTGATGCGCTCGAGTACGCCTTCCAAACAAGAAGCTGGTCCGCAATCGAAGCGATGCGACCAGACGTGCTCGAAGACGGATACGCACGAATTCAGGAATTTGTTCAAAAGAAGATCGCCGAATTGAAAGGCGAAGAAGTACCGGAGCTCACACCCGAACAGAAGTTCGATAAAGATCTCCGCGATTCAAAGGTCGAAAAACCAAAGAAGCCTGCAAAGGTTACAGCCAAAAGTGGCAAGTAAAAACTAAGTAGCTTGGCCACTGACTCAGCCCTGATCCAGTGGCATGAGGGCTGAGATCGGGGGCTAAGACCCTCCCCGCCTAACCACAGAGAAGAAACACCGAACCCTCGGTGCTTCTCTCTCTTCAAAAAACTATGGACGAACATAAACCAACTCCTTTGATACCCAACAGCACACAGATGCCCAACCTTATCCTCGATAAGGTTATTCCTCTCATTCCCGAATCGGAAGCCCGATGCCTGCTTTACATATGCCGACGCACTTTCGGATTCCACAAGGAATCCGACCGCATCAGCTTCTCTCAATTCATGGACGGAATAAAAGATCGACGAGGTAACGTGCTCGACTACGGCGCAGGACTTGCTCGCGCTTCAGTCTCTAAAGCACTCCGGCATCTCATGCAGGCGGGAGCGATTCTGATCCGCAAATCGGGTAAGGGAAATTACTACCAAATAAACCTGCATATGGATGTGGATAAGGTGGTTCAAATTGTGAACCAGTCCAATATTCGAACCAGAAGCGGTTCAAAATCTGAACCAAAACTGGTTCAAAGGTTGAACACACAAAATCTAGGAAAAAAAGAGAAACCTAGTATTAGGGACCCTGTGCATAACTTTTCCACAGAAATGCGAGAGCTCACCGAGAAGATGACCATTAATCGATTCAAACACTAACCATGAAAAAAACAATTCAATTCACTATAAAAGGAAATCCGGACGACCTCGAGGGCAATCCGGTCCCGTACATCCGCGTAGTCGGCCGAGCGCTCTGGCTTCCAAACGCCAAGAGATATCACGCATGGAAGACCTATGTGCGCAGCGTCTTCTTCCGCTTGTACCCTGAACACTCGAACCGATCCGTCGAGCTTCAGCCATTCACCACAAAGGCATCGGATAAGGGCCGTATGGACATCAAGATTTTCTGGGCAAATGGGATGCACGCCGATCCCGACAACGTCTTCAAGGGCATAGCCGACGCCCTCTTCAAGAACGACAAGTTTCTCGATGGGAGCTTCGAGTCTTGCTACGCGCCGGATTGCAAAGGTCGAGTGGACGTTACGATTTCTCTCAATCTCTAAGATGAAGTATTTCAGTCTCTTCTCCGGCATCGGCGGATTCGAACTGGGACTCATTAAAGCCTATGTGGAAATCATTAACAGAAATGCGGTCCGAAAAGGCCAAAAGGATCAGATCGAGAATGATGAAGCGTGGCAGAGATTGGAGTCCAAGAAGGGGAAAGGAGCTCGTGCCAAGAGTGGACGAACTCTCGAATTGCCTGACTGGCACAATGACCCGCGAGCACCTCATTGCGTGGGTTACTCCGAGATCGACAAGCACGCAATTAAAATCTATGAAAAATACTTCCAACACACAAACTACGGCGATATCAGAAAGATCAAGCCAAGAAGTCTCCCAGACTTCGACCTACTCATTGGAGGTTTTCCTTGCCAATCTTTCTCTATTGCCGGCAAGCGCAAGGGCTTTGAAGACACTCGCGGGACATTGTTCTTTGAGATTGCTCGCATTGCTCGTGCCAAAAGACCACGCCTTCTATTCCTTGAGAACGTTAAAGGGCTTCTCAATCACGAAAACGGGCGCACCTTTGGCGTCATCCTCCGCACGCTGGATGGCCTTGGGTATGACCTCCAATGGCAAGTGCTTAACAGCAAAGATTTCGGGGTCCCGCAGAATCGGGAGCGAGTGTTTATTATCGGACATCTTAGAGGCACGCCCCGACCCGAAATATTTCCTGTCGGAGCGAACGGCAAGGCGGATATTGTCATACCAACCCTCACGGCACGCTATACCGCAGCGTCGAATGGAGGTTATGTGCGTCACCGACAGACACATCAAATAAACGATCCGGTCCATAGCAACGATCGCATCTATGCAACCGACGGCATCAGCCCAACACTCAACACCGCTCAAGGCGGGAATAGGCAGCCGAAGATCGTCGGAGGCTTGCAAGCTCATCAGAAACCAAGGGAGGACGGAATATCACCCACGCTCACAACAGCAATGGGAATGGGCGGAGGGCAAACTCCGATCGTGTGGCGCAAGGATATAAAGATTCGTCGACTAACACCAAAAGAATGCGAACGACTCCAAGGCTTTCCGGACGGATGGACAGAGGGAGAGAGTGACACCCAACGATACAAGACCCTCGGCAATGCCGTGACTGTAAATGCGGTCCAAGCAATAGCAGAGAAATTGCTCGCAAAAAGGCTATGAACAATCTCAACCATCCACGATACAAACTGACCACCACGGAAATCGAAAGCGCCAAAAGCCTCTTCGAAGACAACGGCTGGAAGATCATATGGCTCTGCATGCATTTCAACGTCGATCATAAATCAATCCGTTTCCACATGCACACGAACGGCTGGGTCCGGAAAGTCGGAGTGGCCACAGTGATGCCAGAGGAGATCGCTGCGATATACCGACAAATGCGCAGAGATAAATATCTCGAAAAGATGAAAGGTACTTACGAATTTATCCACGCCTCTGCACGCCAGAAGCGATTAGAGAATTGCGAGCATGCGCGATGGATTAAGCGATGCAGCCTTTGCGGGGAAATTCTCGCATCGGACTCGATCGATCATCACCTGATCGGCCAGTGCACGCCGAGATCAGAATTACCAGCCAATAACTTATAAATCATGAATAAAAACAACAACGAAGCTCCGGTCCAGATCGATACCAAACAACAGCCAAACCCTATCAACCTATCCGCTCGCTTTCTTGCGGCACGACCTGACTTCGTGGGTGCATGGATCATCGGCGCTCACGGCATCCTGCCAATATTCAAGTCGGCCCACAAGGAAGCGATCATCGGATTTCTTGAGACGGTCCAAATAGAATTCTTCGCCGCGCTCAAACATCATTTCGAGAAGAAGCATCCCGATCAGAAGATGACCTACACCTTCGGGACGATTTGCCGAAACAAAAAGGGCGACGAGCGACTGGTCGTCGGCATTGTCCCGCAAAAAACAGGCAAGCCATCATACGAATACATGGGAGACGACGGCAAGGTCGGTGCCTGCAATGAATCAAGCATGGTGAGCTGGATGGAAAAAAACTAATATGCAAATCACTGACGTAAAACGATACGAGAAGAACGCCAAAGAGCATCCGGGCTTCCAGCTTGAGAAGATAGCGTCGAGCATCAAGGCGTTCGGATGCAAACAGCCGATCATCCTCGACAAAGACGGAGTAATTGTAGTCGGCCACGGCCGATTCATCGCCATGACGGAGCTTCTCGGCTATACGCTCATGGAGCAAAAAGCATTCACAAAGAAAGGCGAGCCAGTCATACCATACGTTATGGTCGATGACCTGAGCGAGGAAGAAGTAAAGGCGTACCGCATCGCCGACAATCAGCTTAACGCTCTGACTGGACAGGACATGAGCCTGATCGTACCCGAGCTTAAAGAATTGGATGCGACAGGATTCGATATCACCCTTACCGGCTTTGATCGAGACCTTCTCCTTGAAGAAGACGAAAACGACGATGTCCTGCCAGAAACTCCGGTCCAGCCAAAAAGCAAAGTGGGAGATGTCTATGAGCTCGGTCCGCACACCATCGTGTGTGGCGACTCAACGGAACGCGAATCGTGGGAAAAAATCATGCGTGGCAGGAAAGCTGACTGCGTCTTCACCGATCCGCCATACAACGTGAACTATGCAGGTCGCGGAAAGAAAACGAGCGAAGGGATCATGAATGACGACATGGAAGCCGGAGTCTTCGACTCTTTCCTCGATCGAGCATTCGGAAATATCGCCGAGTGCGCGAAGTCGGGCGCGGGATGGTACGTCTTCCACTCAACGTCCACGCAGGCGCAGTTTGAAGCAGCGCTCAAGAAGCACGGCATGGCGATCCGAAACCAGCTCATATGGAACAAGCCGACGGCATCGATGGGATGGGGCGATTACCGATGGAAGCATGAGCCGTTCTTCTATGCCTCGAAGAACGGAGTCGAATCGGTCTTTTACGGCGATCGCACACATTCGACGATCATAGATTTCCACGACAGCGAGCAGAAACTCCTCAATTGGGCGAAGCGACAGAAGAACCTCGAGACGGAAGGGAAGCTCACGATCTGGACAATGAAGCGCGACAAAGTAAACGAATATATGCACCCGACGCAGAAGCCGGTCGAGCTCATAACCTACGCGCTCTTCAACAGCTCAAAGGCCGAAGACCTGGTCATCGATCCATTTCTCGGAAGTGGAAGCACTCTGATCGCCTGCCAGAAGACAAGCAGAGTGTGCACGGGTATAGAGCTCGATCCGAAGTTTATGGACGTGATCGTGCAGCGCTGGGTCGACTATACCGGCATAGAAACTGTGTTCAAAAACGGTCAACAGGAAATGTGGGAAATTACAAAACAAGATGAATGATGATGTCAAAAATAGTGGCCCCAAAACAGATACCACGGAAAACGACCCCTCCGTTGCAAATGCAACGCAAATGCAACGTACGAAGCTCCTAGGAGGGGTCACGGGCAAGGGGTTCCTTCCGGGCACATCAGGCAATCCTGCCGGCAAGGTTCCGGGCACCAGAAACTTCAATACGATCATCACGGATGGTCTAAAAAAGGAGGCAAAAGACACGAAGGGTAATCCGCTCGTGATTGAAGAAGCACTCGCCCAGAAAATCATCAAGATGGCGCTCGATGGCGATCGCAAAATGATCGAACTCATATGGAACTACCGCGATGGAAAGCCGCCACAAAACATAGACGTGACGAGCAAGGGTGCTCGCGTTGGCACAGTCATTCTCTCGGCTGAAGAAGAAAGACGCATCGAGGAGCTGTTCGCGCCACGAAAATTACTAGAGTCTGCAAAGCAAAATGGAAACAATACTGAATCATCAAATAACGGAAGCACTAGCTCCAGTGACAATGGAGGGCCTGCAATTCCTCAAGGAGAGCAGCCGAGAGGTGCGTACGAAGGCAACGCGTAAACACTTCGGCTACTTTCTTGCTTACTATCTGTCGCATTACGTGCGAAGCGAATTCGCTCCGTACCACTACGACATGATGCAAGACTTCCATGATCTCATCGACATGAGGATTAACGAGCTCTCGTGGTTCATGTACCGAGAAAGTGCAAAGACGAGCTTCGCAAAAGGCGGATTACTCTACCTTCTTGCTTTCGGACTTGCGGAATATCCCAACGTCGACTCACTCGATGGCGACAACAGTGAACGCATACTCTACGACGTTACATGGGAGCTTCAGACAAACAAGCGATTCATTAGCGACTTCGGTGAGCTCCACGTCGGCAAGCGAACACAGGACCAGATCAGCCAGAAAAAGATATCGAATTTCGTGACCAACCCTCAGCTCGACGACAATAACAATATTGTCAGGGTAGGCGCTCGCGTTGAGGCTCATACTACAAACGAAGATGCTCGAGGCTTCCAGCACAACAGCAAACGCCCCGACTTCTTACTTCTCGATGACTTCGAGACAAAGAAAAGCGTGAGAAGCTCTGCGATCACAAAGTCTGTCCGCGATCACATCTCCGAATTCAAAGCCGGCATCGCAAGTGGAAGCTACAGGATTCTTTATCTTGGAAACTATTTCAGCGAGCACGGAAATATTCAGAGCATCATTGACCGCGCTTCGCATGATTCGAAGCTACGAGTGCGCATAGTGCCAATCTGCAAAGGCTCGATCGGTGGCCTTTACGAACCAAGCTGGTCCGGCCGATGGGTGATGACAGACGCTGAAGCCCGAGTGACGGGAAAGGCGAGCATTGAATCGAAGCAAAGAAGCATGTGGACTCCCGAAGAAGGAGATGCTGACTTTCAAGCGGAAATGCTCTGCCAACCGATAGACGAAACCAAAGCAATATTCCGCCGTGAATGGTTCCAGCAGATCACATGGAATACGCTGATGGAGAAAAAGCTCGCGGCGTATGTCACCATCGACACACCAAGCAGAAAAGAGGATGGCGAAGTCAGCAAGGACGGCGACTTTGTCGGCATCTGCATCAACTGGGCCGATAGAGAAGGCAAGTGGCATCTCAAAGCATGGCGGGAAAAGCTCGGTCCGACCGCGATCATCGAAAAGATGTTCGGCATCTATAACTTTTTGATACAGGCAGGAACTCCCCCGGTGAAATTCGGATGGGAAGATACCGCATTTACTCGCGGACTTGAACCCATGCTTAGGCATGAGCAAAGAATGCGACAAGTTTTCCTACCGATGATGTGGCTCAAGCACGAAGGTCGATCAAAGCAGGATCGCATTCGCACTGGACTTTTATACCGATACGAAACACGCAGCATCTATCATCTCCAAGGAGAGTGCAAAGACCTCGAAAACGAACTCGTCCGATTTCCCGATGCGGATCACGATGACACGAGCGATGCTGTGGCGTATCAGAGTGATATAGCGCGACCGGCTGGAACTGAAAAGCCACGCGATCCTCGACCGGACCCGATCGTGACAATCGACACTGCCTATGGGCGAGTCAAACCCGCATACGAAGACGAATTATTCGATCTGCCTCCGCAATATCCCGACATTGGCATTTAAAAACCAATACCTACCGAAATGATTTTTTTCGACCTTATCCTTTAAACATGGCACTCGCGAAAGCAAAAATAAGAGACGATCTAGCAAAGCAATCTCTGAAAGAGATCGACTATTCCTACCGCTACAAGAAGGCTCGCATGAGCTCGTGGAACAAGAATGAGGACATGATGAATCCAGATCGAGCGATCGCATCAGCGATCTCACCCTTCGGCTCTGGCTTGCAAGCCGATACACGCACCCAAGTCCCGCTCTACAAAATGCACGGCTTCGTCCAAACGATTCTCTCAAAAATCGATAACCCTCTCACGTTCAAGTATGTGAAGGGTGAAGCGGCTGACACAAAGAAAGCGAATCTGATGAACGCGATCAAAGAAAAAGACGCGCAAACAGGCAGGTGGAACTTTAAAGACCTCATGGGCAAGAGAGATGCCGCAGTCTACGGCCGAACGATCTATCTCTACATGAGCCGAAGCATCAAGGGCGTTTATAAAAGCCTCTTGAGTTTGATTGACCCTAAAGATTTTCTTATTGACCCTGATGTCGGTGGACTCTGCACCGAAGAAGACGACGGAAGCGGAGTGGAGAAGGCGAGCTACATGGGATGGTGGAATACGAAGCTCACCCGCGCTCAGCTTTTGCAGGGAGTGAAAGACGGCATTTACTACAAGTCAGTCGTGCAAAGCATTCTTGATTCAGGGAGTAATGTCGATTCAAAAACTGCGCAGGACATCGACAAAGACAACCGCAAGATCAATGGCGCACCACGCGAGCGATTCAAAACTGGCAATCAGTTTATTTTCTATACATGGATCACGACCGACGAAGACGATGACCGCTACTATCTGATTCTCACTCCCTCGGGCGACTGTGTGCGATGCGAGCCTTGGACTGATATTCGAAAGAGCGGAAAGTATCCGATTTGGACGTGGGCTGCTTTCCCTGATCCTCGTGAATTCTGGACGCCGTCATATTGCGACTTTGCCCGTGGTATTTTCATGGCACAGGAAAAGAGCATCAACCAGTCCCTCGACAACTCCGAACAGATCAACCGACCTCAGACTGCGGTCAACGTCGACTATGTCCGCAACCTCGCCCAGGTTCGCTACCGAAAGGACGGCTACATTGAGATCGAGGGCAACATCGACGTTAACAAAGTGCTTCAGACGCGACAGACTCCGCCGATTCAAGGTCCCTTCATGGTTTACGACAAGCTCGAGTCGATCGTCGAAGTGGAAAGTGGCGTCACAGCTGACGTGAAGGGCGTGAGCGACGAAGATACGCTCGGCATTTACGAAGGCAACCTCGCACAAGCAGGCGATCGCTTCGGACTTTTGAATAAAAGCTATGCAGAAGGCTACTACCGCTTTGCTGTTTTGCACAAAGAAGGCGTCATGCAGGACTTGAAAAGAAAGATGGCAGTTAAGATTGCCGGTCCAATGGGTCTTCAGATCGAAGAAGTCACCTCGAAAGACCTCAAGCCTTACAGCACCGACTATGACATACTCGTCGAGTCTTCAATTGCCGAAGCACAGAGCAATCTCGCCGACAGCAAGAACAAACTGACATTCCTCGGAGCATACAAAGACGACCAGAACGTAAATCAAAAGGTTCTCTTTGAAACACAGGCATCGATTGCCGGCATTGACGACGATACGATCAAACGACTTCTCGATATGAGTGACTACGATGCAGTCGAGACACTCGCTGAAGCTGATGAGGCATTCCAGATAATCATCGGTGGCGATGACGCGCCTCTCTACAAAGATGCAACGACAGGATTCGTCCAGCATCTCGTCGACCTCTCCGAAAAATATGATTACGATCTCACTCCCGAGCAACATAGCGCAGTATTCGCCTACATCGAAAAGATGATGCCGATCGCCCAACAGAATGCCGCTCGGTCCGTGAGTATGCAGATGGCCAAGGCAGGCTTAATCAGTGGAAATGGTGGCGGAGCTCCGGTCGAGAGCGGTCCGACACTTGAAAACCCCGACCTTCAAGCCAATGGCTCTGCACCGATCGGTGACCCAAACATGGCAGTAGCGGAAAACGCCGCCTTGTCAGGGTGAGCGGAATTATAAGAATTAATCAATTAAATTTATGTCTGAATCAAACAACGTAAGGTTCGTAGAGAATAACGGCAAGTGGATGTGGAAGCACTATGACGAGCAGGGCTCTGTCATTTTCCGCAGCCCTGCATTCGATACCGAGCGCGAGGCTCGTGAGGATTACGATGCTAATGGTGACAAGCCGCAGGAATCAAGCAGCTCCCAAGGCGAATCGAATGAGGCAACCAACACCTCTTCCGAATCAGCTCCGTCAGCAGGTACAGCCGCACCCGAAGGGGACACAAACGCAGGCTCTGCATCAGCCGATCAGGGTTCTGCAATCTAAAGCCATGCTCAAATTCTCCTATCAAGTAAAAAAGAAAGCGAAAGACAAAGGCGACTTTCGCATTGTGAAGCAGGGACAGGTCGCGGAGTTTTCCCTGCGCGAACTTGCACGAAACATCGAGCAAGTGAAGAAGCAGGCGAAAGAAATGGAAGCGAATGCAAAACTTCAGGAGTCACTCGCGGAGAATATTCGCAGAGCAAACCCTGATCTTGTCGCTTACATTAAAAAGCTCACACCTAAGAAGCGCTTCACTCTCACCATGCTTGCGATTCAGGAGAATAAAGCGCGGCAATTTAAGAGTCAGGAGAAAGAATCAAAAAGTATTCTCCGCACTCTGGTCGAGGAGAACAAAGAGGTCCGTAAGCAACTCAAAATATGAGCGACATCAATAAAATGCGAAAGGAACTCACGGGTCCACACAATGCTCTGAAGGAAACAGAGCAGGAGGAACGTGAGCAGACCGGCGAAAAGGTAGAGGAGCTGAGAAAAGATATTGATATCACTCAAGACCTCGTATCGTGGACGAAAACTCCCGCGGGCCAAGACACAATCAATAAGCTCCGACATGAAGCACGAAAGGCGATGAACGAAATGTTCTCCGTGCTTCATGAGAACCCTGAACTTGCCAAGCTGATATCAGTCGTTGCTCGTTTCGAGGCGACAGTCCAGATGACAAAACGCTTCACAGGAGCTGAAGATGACCTCGATATTCTCCTCGACGAACTCGCCAGAAAACGGCCTACCGCCTAAGCCAATTCGACGAGATAAAGAAAAAGTAAAGAAAAGATAAAGAAATACTAAAGATTTAGTAAAGAAATTATCAAGAAAAACCGCTGAGAAATCGGCGGTTTTTTATATGGAAATTGAATACCTACCGATTTTATTTTTTCCGACTTTAGACTTGTCAGCATAGAGGGGCCAACCTCTTTTATTAAAAGGTAATTGCGCGACTGTCCGGCGTTCAATCAGGACACGATGGGGCGAAACCATCGAAATAAAAACGTTATGCCAGAACCAAAATCAAAGGACGCAGCTCCTATCGACGATAAGTCGGGAAAGCCTGTAGAGGGATCAAAGCCTGATAACAAAGGCGATGGCAAGGGTGCCGACTCTAAATCGATCGCAGAAGTCGCAGGTGCATCAACCGATTCCAAGGACGGCAAGCCTAAAGAAGGCGATGAGAAGGACACGCTCATAGTCGACCTCAAGAAAGAGAATCGGGAGATGAAGAAGATGATCCGCGACGAAGTCATCCCTACGATCCGCCAGCTTCAGCAAGATGTGAAGCACGGAAGTACGAGTGCCGGTGAAGCCGGAGACGAGCTGGATGCGCTCGCAAAAGAGTGGAAGCTCGATCCCAAGTTTGTCCAAAAGCTATCGGGCATTCTCCTCAACAAGTCCAAGAAGCAATTCGAAGACGAGTACCTTTCAGACATCAAAGACATCAAGTCGAAGACCGACGCGCAGTCGAAACAGATCAACAACGCGCAGATCACCGCTGCAATCTCGAAAGAGTTTGATCGAGTGGTCGGCGCTGACTCTGATCTTGGAAAGGTCGCCAAAAAAGAAGCCGTGAGGAAGTACATCATGTCGAGCGAGGAAAACCTCAACCGATCGATGGAAGACATCCTCGAGGAACTCTATGGCGATACCGACAAAGGCTCTGCCGGCATGGAGGGCTACAGCTCTCAAGGTGGCAATCATCCGAAGGAACCGGACTACACAGCTCCGACCGACGATGACAATCGCCGCATTGCTGAATCAAGAGTGAAGCGCGGATCGGAATTCGAAAAGTATCAGGACAGCCTGATCGGCCGACTGACTCACAAGTCACGACACCGAAAGAATTGATGAATGAAAGGGCATTTACCAAATTTAATTTTAGAAATAAATGTCCTTAGTAACATTCAAAGAGCAATTCGACAACGCCTATCAGGCGGTGTTCGACAAAGTGCTCGTGGCGATGGAAATTGCCAACACGCGACTCGAACAGCAGCTCACCTACGGAGCTTCTGTTAAACGCGTGAAGTACGCACTCGCACCGATCCGAGTACGCAACATCACGATCGGTCAGAACCGAACCATTGACCAGCTCAATGACTCGGGCGAAACCCTTCAGGTCAACAAGAACAAGGGTTCCGACTTCCGCATCTCTCGAAAGGAGATGGTTCAGGCAGGCCCACTGAATCCAGCCGAATCAATCGGCTCGGAGGTCGCAAAGAAGCTCTCTCGCTACATCGATGCTGACGTCTTCGCGGAAGTGAAGAACGCTCTTCAGACGTTCGATGCCGGTGACTTGACCACGATGGCTTCAAGCGGAACGCCGATCACGCTCTCGACAACGAACGTGCCTCAGCTTCTCGCGCAGGGTCGCGCAAAACTGCGCCGTGGCAACCAAGACCTCACAAGTCTTGCACTCGTCCTCGACAGCTATGGCGGCTCGGTGATCGAGCAGTACGTCATGTCGAAGAATATCGACCTTGCAGGTGCTGCATTCCAGAACGGCTATGCCGGTCCAGTCGGCGGTGCGGAGCTTTACCTCTCCGAGAACCTACTCGCGGAAGCGATCATCACGATGGCTTCGAATCCTACGAACGGCCAGACGTTCTCGGTCAACGGATTCATTTACACCTTCGTGTCGTCCCTCGGTTCGACACCAGGCAACGTGCTCATCGATACCGGCACCGGAGTCGATGTGACCCGCGACAACCTGATCGATGCGTTCCTTCAGGATGTAGCAACGGCGGGTGTGAAGTATGTCGCTTGGACTGACGCCGATCCGAACTACGACCAGTCGAACTGGGTCGACCTTCAGATTGCGGCTGTCGACAACGACACCACTGACCAGATTACCTTCACTGGAACTGGATCAGGTCGCCTCGCATTCGGTGGAACGGCAACCTTCACCATCACTTCGAACCTCGTTCATGCCTACTACGGCAAGAAAGGTGCGATCGACGTGGTCATTCAAGACCTCGCCGAGATGGAAATGGTCGACGATCCGTACCAGCGTGCGAAGATCGTCCGCGCCGATGCCATCTACGGCATCAAGACGTTCGCCGATGGAAGACCTCAATTCCTCGACGTTCATCTTCAGTCATAAAGATTGCACTAGCCTCAGCGACCGCTGGGGCTCAGTGCCAGATGCAGAGCTAATTCTGCCTCTGGCACTGAGAAATATATGGCAACACCACTAACAGGAGAACAAATCATCGAGCGCTTCGAACTCTACACCGACGACACTACGGAGCTGTCGACCGATGAAGAACTCGAGGTGGCGAACGACAAGCTGCGCCTCATCTACATGGAGCAGTCATGGGAATTTCTGCGCCGAAACAAATCAGGCACGATCGAAAGCGATGGAAAGATATCGACCCCAATCGACTTTGACGAATTCATGGAAAATTATGCGGAAGATTCCGACATTCCGAATATGAAAGTGGTCTATATCGGCAGCGGTGCTCCTTACGTTGTTATTCCGATGGGGCAGCGTAACTCACGCCAATATACAAATTCATGTTGGCTTGATCCTACAGACAACAAGATTAATTTTTCACAGAGTCCGGGTGTCGGCACTCCGTATCAATTCGACTACAAGACGAGTCCCGACGACGTTACAGTCGATACTTCGCCGGCTCTTCCTGCCGAATACCATCCGATGATTGTTTTTCTAATGCTCATCGACGAGGAGATCATCAAGAAGTCGGAAAAGGCTCGCAGCAACATGCAGGACAACGCAGTCCAGTATCAGACCTATCTCAAGAACCTGAAGCTCAGAGATGCTCGGTTAAAACTTTCATAATATGGCAGACTTTCCCATCACAGTTTTTCAATCAGGAGTGCACAATCGAGACGATGTCGAGGATACGCCAAAAGACAGCGCACAGGATGAGCTGAACTGGATTACCATCGACGGCAAGATAGAACTGGCCCGCGGGAAAGTGACAGTCGGTCCCGAAGGCGCGGCAGGATCATGCCCGACGATCCATATCGGCTACAAGGTTAATGGCGTCTCGATCCTTTGGCGCAAGATCAGCACTAGAATTCAATACTATAACGGCTCGACATGGGTCGATGTTGTCACCGGCCTCAACGCTTCCGACAATTACGTCTTTTCAAACTACAGCTCGCTCACTGGAGCGTACACGTTCGCAGGCGGTCCGGGCGGACTCTTCAAATTCGCCAATGCGAATCCGAACAATTACATCCAACTCTACACCTCCACAGATTTTTATTGCGGGTATCCTCTTATCGACAAGGCGCGAATGTATCTCTGGGGAATCATTAAAGACCAGACCTCTCTTTATCGAAGTCACATCGACGCGCAACGTGCTGGCACGAGCTTCACACAGGTAAGCGCAGAAAACATCGCAAGCGGAAATGGGGTGTTAAGGACATTCAGCGGAACTCTTGCATTCAAGGCGAGCAATGCAAAAGCAAACTGTGGACTGGTGACTATAAAATCAATCGACACTGGCGGGGAAATATTTACTGATGACAAAAACGGAAACCTGAAAGGAAACGCGGGGGGCACGGGCACGATCAACTACATTACTGGCGCATGGAGCGTTACATTCGTGACTGTTCCGTGGAATACCTCGAACAACATTCAAGCAACCTATGTCTGGGAAGACAGCACAAGTAAAGGTGTTGCTGATTTCAGCTTCAGCTCTCCTCGAGTGGCATCTGAAGGCGACGTGATCCGCCAAGACGAGGGTGGTGATGCAATTCAACAGCTCGTGATCGGTATCGACGGCAACTATTACTCGCTCAAAAAGCAAAGTGCATATCAACACAAATATAGCGACGATGATACGACTTTCAACAACGAAATCGTTCGTCGAAACATCGGTATTCTCACGCGCAAAAGCTCCGTGGCGACTGGCCGAGGTGTCGTGTTCATAAACACTGCAAACCCAGACCGACCGCAACTCACTGTTCTCGAAAAAGACCCGCTCGGCGATGATATCCTCGCAACCGAACTCATTCCGCATTTCGCATGGGAAAACTATGACTACTCCGATGCAGTCATGGAAACTTACGGACAATTTATCGTACTTTCCTGCAAGTCGCAGGACAACGACGTTAACGATCGCATGCTCATCATCGACATCACGCGTGAGACTGTCGATATTACAAATTATGGAATGAAATCGCTCATGCGAGACAGCGGATTTTTGTATGCAGGCAGTCCGCACACCGAGACTGTCTATAAAATCCTGAACGGCTTTGACGACGACAGCTACGTTCTCCAGAACAACTGGGACAGCAAGGATGAGACATACGGAATATCTCGCCTCAAGAAATATCGCAGACTCCGCTATCGGGGCCAGATCGATCCTGCCCAATATGTCGAGGTTTATGCCGACTATGACGGTGCGGGGTATAACCTCGTCGGCACGATCAGAGGCGATGCAACCTATGTGAACCGAAGCAGTCCCTCAACTGTCGGTACGACGATGGTGGGCGAAGCCGCGGTCGGAGGTGATGGAGAGGCGACTGTCTATCCCTACGAGATGCAACTCAAAGCAGTCAAGATTCCCAAATTCCGTCGCCGAAGTATTCGTTTTATCGCAAAAGGAATCGGCTACGTGAGCATCATGGAATCGACCGACTGGGACATTTTGACCTATGAAGACAGGCTTCCAAAGGTCTTCAGGCAGAAGGAGCATGTCAGTCTCGACGGAAAGGAGGTAAATCAATGAATACCTACCGATTTTAATTTTTTCACATCAATACTTAAGCCATGTCGACAAAGCTCACAAAAGTAGTAGCAAACTTCGAAACATCGCTTGCGACCAAGCTCGGAAATGGTGCTACTTCGGGCTCTCTCACAACCGCCGTCGATAAGGATGGAAACGCACTTCCGGCAGGTAAATATTGCATGATCGCAGATCGCGGAACTGGTGATGAAGAACACCTCCTCTTTGACCTTTCAGGTGTTGCCATGAGCAATATCTTTAGCGTCTCGCGCCAAGGAGTGCTGACTGCCGGTGTGCAGAATTCAAATGGCCATCGCGCAGGTTCAAAGTGCTATCTCACGGACTTCGTGAACCTGAAAGTCATCGTCGACATTCTTTCCGGCGCTGACACACTCGACTCCGCAAATCCAATCAGGTACGACGCTGATCCGACATTCACTGATTCAAAACAAGTAGTGTCGAAAGGTTATGCCGATGCGGGTCTTGCCGGCAAGGCTGACATCAATGGCAACAACGTCTTCCAAGGTCATAACTCCTTCGTTCAGTCACCGACTGTGCCAGCCGCGACGACCTCAAGCCAACCAGTAACGCTTGCTCAGCTCATGGCAGCGGCACTTTTTGGTATTCAAGACGGACTCGACTACGCCGATATCGCAATAAATCCGGACGGGTCGGTCAGGTCCCTTCACGACAATGTAAACGGCAAGACCTATGTCTTCAGCTACGACCCGAACGGCGACCTCTTCACGATCTACGATGGCGTGAGGAAGTGGACGATCGCGTCGACGCTGAGTGGCGAGAGGATCGCGGGCATTACCAGATAAATAATTTATAAAAATATGATCAATTTAAATGTAGACAAGAGACAGAGCAAAGATACCATCGTAAAAGGACAGCAGATTCCTCCGCTTGTAATGCTGACCGAGTACGGCCGACCCGGCTATTCACGCTGGCCTGCGATAAAAGCACAGGGAAGTCTGACGCTTCAGAATCAACCGACGGACGGCCAGTCGATCACGATAGGCCTCAAGACGTACACGTTCCAAGCGGTACTTACCAACGCCGACGGCAATATCCTAATTGGAGCTTCGATAGCTCAGACACAGGCGAATCTTTACGCAGCCGTCACCTTGACTGGCGTTCCCGGCACTCAATACGCGACCGCGACCACGCTCAACCAAGACGTCGATGCAACGCCATTCGCTTCAAACATTCTGGTGCTTACTGCCAAAGTGGGAGGTATTGCCGGCAATTCGATTGCTACAACTTCAACGCTCACCGCTCCGAATGCATTCGACGCAGCCACTCTCGGTACGACGCGAACAGGTGTGGCACAGCAAGATGCTGAGTCGACGTTTATTCCACACTATCGCTCGACCTTTAATTCCTCAAACGGAAATCAATATGCAAACCGAGAAATGTACTATCTCGGTGACATCAGCGGATCTCAAGACAGGCCAGTCAACAACGACAAGATCATCGGAGCATTGCCTGCCCATAATTATATTATTCCAGCCGGTGGCACAAGAAAGCTCTGGGTACCGAACCACTTCGATCGCAGATACAAACACCTCCGCTCGATTCTCATGCGTTCAATGCTCCAAAGGCCTCTTTGGCAGAATGGCATCGTCGCTCCATTTGCCGAAACCACGAACAACCGATCGTTCAAATCCCTTGCTCTCGATTCGAGCCGATTCGTCCATTTCTATCGCCAACAGGCAGGCACGAGCGGAATCTACGCGGTAGCTGGAAGCGTTGCTTCGAACGGAACGATAACGTGGGGTGCTCCAGTTTTGTGTACAGCCCTCGATCAGTACAACACCGAATTCGACGCAGTCTTGATCAACACCGACAAAGTGCTCATGACCTACGGCGCAGGTGCTTCGACGTTCATTCAGACAGCAACGCTTTCGTTCTCCGGCACCGGCATCACCAAGAACGCCGATGTTCAGGTCATCAATGTCAACGGCACGCAGAAGAATCTCGCCAAGATCGGAACCGACAAGGCACTCCTCGCTTTCCAGAACGGTGCGGCGGTCAATCTTTATGTCGTCTCGGTTTCAGGAACTGTGCCAGCATACGGAACGCTTGCGACGATCGCTTCCGCGAACATTTACTGGGGCAATCTTCAGGGCAACGGAACCGACAAGGCGCAGATCGTCTACTTCAACGCCTCGAAAGTATGGACGGCGGTAGTTACTGCATCGGGTACGACTGTCACTGTGCAGACTCCGCTCACGATCGGCTACGATACAAACTCCGGCTATCGCTGCAACCAGCTCTATGCTTTCGGCACTGACAAATTCTTCTACTACCATCCGTGGGGCCAACTGATGCCGTTTCGCGGTCGCAACCGATGCAGGCTGACCTACCTCACAGCAAGCGGAAATACCTCTGCGCAAATAACTACGCTCGAAGTAACCGGCGACGAATACGACACCAACCCAGTCTTCTTCAATCCATATGATGCGAACAACTGTGTCATTTACCGATGGGCAGCAAACTATTTCGTCGGTGCAAAAATTAACGTGAATGGTAGCGTCGTCAGCCTTCAGGACGTTCCTCTCCGTGGAGTGGGATATTTCGACAGCGCGGACAACGGCCCAGGCAACGAATCACCAACGCGAATGAAGCTCTTCTCCGAATTCAACAACTTCACGCAGGTAGCCGATCCTGTCGTGATCGGTGGGATGACTGTCGTTCTCGCGACCGACAACAACATCAACGGATGCATCGCGGCTTTTGTCGATAAGCCGTTCAGTTTCGACCTGTACGTCGGCGACAACAAGATCGGCACGTTCAACAAGACACTCAATCTTCTTGTCGAACCGATCAACATTGACCAAGACCTCTACCTCGATGAATTCGGCATCAAGATAAAAAGCGATGAGGCGGTCGACATGAACATCGCTGCGCCAGTGCTACTTCTAACTGTCGAATAAAAAATTAATGGCAACGTACACCATACAATACGGCGACACTCTAAGCGGAATTGCCGCAAAGACCGGACAGAGCATCCAGCAACTGATGCAGATGAATCCGTCCGTCACCGACCCGAATAAAATCTATGCGGGGCGTACGTTGAACGTGGGCGGTCCTGCACCCGCTCCGGCTCCTGCGCCGACACCAACTCCGCAGCCACAAAAGCAGACTATCTCGCAGGTGGCACAACTTTCGGTCCCTGACTTTGTTGAAGACCCGGGAAGCGCTCAGATCGGACAGCAGTATAAGACGCAGGCGACTACTCCTATTGATGAGAATGCGATTCGAGCCTCGACCCGCGCAGCAATGCAGGGCCAGATTGACGCCATAAACTCCGCTGTGGCCGACCAGATCGCCAACTTCAGGAATACGACAGGCAAGAACAATGAAGGCCAAGCGTACGCGCTTGAAGCGGCTGGTGGCCGAGTGGGAAGCGCGACAGGTGAAGCTCAAATCCAAGACGTCGAGAATACTGATGATCAGGAGGCGAACACATATCAGGACGAAGCCAATGCAAAAATATCTGCACTTCTTGGCCAAGCTGATACCGATGCTCAAACTGAAATCCAAAATCAGCGTGCCGCTATTCAGCAGGGCGCACAAAGTTATTTCCAGTATCTCGATAGTTTGAGCAGCTCGAAGCAAAATCAAATGACGGCATTCGTAAAGAACATGGTCGCAATGGGCGTCGATCCGACACAACTCTCCGATGCTGACTTGCAGAAGATATCGTCGCAGTATGGATATACCAAAGATGAAATTGTTTCGATGTATAACGATGTGAAGACCACTCAAGACCAGACAACGCAAACAAATGCTCTCACGAATGCAAAAGCTCAAGCTGATATCGACAAGGAAAATGCGGATACCAACTCTTTCGATTTGAGCCAAGGCCAAGCACACTACATCGTCGATCCGAAAACTGGACAGGTGACACAGGTCGCTAATCTTCCAAAGACGGCAGTCGATGGAAGTGATGGGTCAGGATCAACGACGATTGACCCTACAAGTCCGCAATACAAAGTGGCACAAGACCTTGCTTATGGAGGTCTCACTTTCGCGCAATTCAAGAGCCTGTACTCATATTCGAGAGACATTAATCAGAAACTCGGAATCTATCAGCTTGCTAGTCAGCTCAATCCTCAATTCAATGCGGCCGATTTTGAAGCAGGCTATGAATTCTACAAAGACCCTCAGACAAGACGACAACTTTCGTCGGCCGACAACGCGATCGCAAATATTCAATCAATCATTGACCTATCGAATGCAGCAGCACGAAGCGGAGTGCCAGCGGTCAACAAGATCGAACTTCCTGCGAAGTATGAAATCGGTGATAGCTCAGTCGCAAACTTTGATCAGGCGCAGCAGCTTCTCGCAGATGAAGTTTCTGGTGTCCTCGGTTACGGCTCTGGCACCGACATGAAACTTAAGCTCGGTATCGATGTCATCGACGGCAATCTCGACCCTGCAACATTCGCTTCCAACATGGAGCAACTCCAGACTTTCTTGCAAAAGAAAAAGAACTCGCTCCTTTCTCAGACGAGTGTATACGGCGATCCATCAGTCGGTGGTCAGCAAAACGATCCTTCGCAAGATATGTCGGCTTCATCCACAGCACCGACTACATACAAATCGACATCCGGCAAAGTTTACATTCTGCCTAATTAATCATGCTCACTAAAACCCAAGTACAGCAGAATATTGAATCGCTCGAAAAGCAGGGAGCATCCCAGAATGACATTCAGGGATATTTAAATACTCTCGGTGGGCAGATTTCATCTGATGCACCGACTCCCGCGCCAGCCGGCAATACGCCGGGCTTCTGGGGTAAGGCTCTCAATGTTGCGAAGGGTGTCGGTAACTTTCTTATTTCAAACGAGAAGAACTTCGGCAATGACATAGGGGATGCCATCTATGCACCGATCGCCGCGAATCAGGTTCAGGACGAAGTCAAACAAAACATGGCGCAAATGACTGAGCTTCTCGCAAAACGAAAAGCGATGAAAGCCGCAGGCCAAGACACGACGCATATCGACAACGCGATTCAGATGATCAATGCCAATCAGCCCGATCCGACAAAGGAGCTCGGAGATATTGTGCCATCGATAAATAAAAGCAATGAGCAGATTCTCGGTGATGCCGCCGGAGTAGCGACCGACATCGCGGCTTTTGGAACGTATGGTGATGCGGCAAAGGGAGCTGAGACAGGAAAGCTCCTTGTTTCTGGTCCCGTGAGTGGAGCGGTCGGCAATGCCCTCGGCAAAGCTGGAATTGAATCAAGTGCATTCGAGAAAACAATACCAACGGCCGCTTCGAAGCTCGCAGCTTTCGGCCAAGGTGCGCTCCAAGGTGCAAAGGTAATGGCTCCGATCGGAGCAGCCTATGGTGTTGCATCTTCAGCACAAAACAATGACGATCTTCCGACCATGCTTAAAAAGGCTCTCATCAGCGGAGCAGTATCCGGTGTCGTAGGTGGCGCACTTTCAGGCGTAGCAAATCTGCGCAACGTCGATCCTGACGAGCTCGATCAGGAAGCGGTCGCAAGTTACAAGAAAGGTCTCGCGGCGACCAAAGAAAAATATAAAGCGACGGCCGATCAGATCATTCCGGATCTCCTCGACCAGGGCGTATGGGGTACTCGCAAGCAACTCCTTCAGAAAGCAGATGCCGGCATTCAGCTCTCGTCCGACGAATATGAAAAGCTCGGTGAGCTTCAGGGAACTATTGACACTCAAGGCCTTACGCAGAAAATCGATGATGAGATCGCAAATTATTCTCAAGGTGGTCGTGCATTCAGCGACAAGATGGATGCTGTCGATAGTGCGATCGTGAATCACCTCAAGTCGGCCGATCAGATTTTGAATGACCCAGACATGGCAGGCGAAGTGGAGAAGTCCGGTGGCATTCAGGCGGTGCTTGATGATGCAAAGAATAATATCGTCGCCCAACTTCGACATGATGGCATCAATGACGCCGCTGATATTGTCGAGAACGTCGACACGGACGGCGTGAAGAATCCCGACGACTTCATGAGTACGCTCAAAGAATCAGTCTCGGACGGACTTCAGCCGAAGCCAATCTCGGTCAACACCGCGAAGATCAATCAGCTCCAAAAGATGAAAGGCGATATTGAATCGCTTCAGCTCTACAACAAGCCGACCGAAGCGTATCAGCAAGACCTCCGCGAACTCGCGCAGGATTACGGCGACACTGTCTATGACACGAGAAAGAGCCTCAAGACTGTCGACGACAGCGGTACTTTGTCGCAAGTGCGAAAGGTCGATGGAGCGATCCGTGATGTTTTGAATACAAACAATCCCGATTATGCCCAGATCAACAAGGTCTACACCTTGAATTCGAGACTCTTCGACGTTCTCGACGAGACGGCCAAGCGACAGGAAGCTCGCCCTCTCATCTCATGGTTCAACGCGATCGTGGGCAGCGGAGGCGCGACTGCGGGTGGTACAGCCGGCGGATTCATCGCCGGTCCCGCGGGGTCGACAGTCGGATCGCTTGCCGGTGGTGGCTTGGCAGTCGGCCTTACCACAGCGCTCAACAGCACTTGGTACAACACGCTCCGTGCGGTTCAGAAGGCGAATTTGGCCGACAAGCTTGTCGAGGTCGGAAGCCTCGATGCGGCGAAGTATTGGGTCCAGCTTTTGAATTCCGAGGGCATCAAAGGGGTTAACCAACTCCTAAATACGCCAACAGCACAGCTAAACCAAGTGTCAAAATGAAAGCAAGAACCGCACCCAAAACAACTCCAAGAGGTCCAAGGATAGCTCCTCCGAGTAGCACACCAATTATCAGCAGTATGAAAAATAAAACGTAATACATGGACAAGATCATTCAGCCATACGAGAAAAAGCAATGCAAGTGTCCTTCTTCAAAAAAATGATGGAAAAAAGAATCGAGACGATCGAATCCCAGATTCGAGAAATAAAAGAAAATCACCTGAGCCATATTCAGGAAGACTTGGCGGTGGTCAAGACGAACCAAGAATGGATCATGCGCTTTTTCTGGATCGTGGTCTCGGCTTCTGTCGCCGGACTGATCACCGGAATTATTAATTTAATGATCAAGTAATTTTTATGGAAAACACAAAACTAGAAACTGGCGCATTGATTTCGCCACACGATTATCGAGACGGATATGCAGCTTCAGCCATTGCTGTAACGCTGGCGCCACCGCTTAACCTACCCGCTACTTACAAGACCCAGCTCGCAGCACCCATGATGCAGGCCTTGGAGCCAGCATGCGTTTCGCACAGCGTGGCCGATAACCTCAAGCTCTACTGGTTCAGAAAGACAGGGAAGTGGATCGACTTTTCTCCCCGCTTCCTCGATATCCTCGCCAAGCGATTCGATGGACAAGATCGAGCAACAGGAGGCACATATCCGCGACTTGTCTTCAAGCTCGCCGTTCAATATGGATGTGCCACGACCGCAACGTTGCCGAATGACACCTCACTTCCTGTCCTCGAATATCGAGACGACAACAAGCTCACTGAAACGGTCTTTGCCGAAGCGGCGCAGTACAAGATTCCTGGCTACGTCTCGGTCGCGCTGGACTTCCAAGGAACACGCCAAGCCATCTATCTCTACGGAGCGATTTCGACCCTCTTTCAGGTCGGCAACGAATTGTGGGTGCCTTCATGGGCTGACAAAGATACCGATCCGCTTCGCACTCCGAAGCAAATCGTGTCAGGGCATCAAATGTCGCCGTTTGGATGGGAAGATTCGACCTATAACGATCTCCAAAACGAATGGAGCGACAAATGGGCAAATAAAGGACAGACCCGATACGATCCGAAAGCATGGTCACCATTTGTGATCGAACAATGGGCGGTCGCTGAGATTCCACCGGATATTCAGGATTTCCTCAAAGCGCTTCCTGCGCCGTCTGCTTTCCATTACACATGGCAAAAAGACCTCGCATTTGGAGATCAAAACGAGGACATTAAATTCGTGCAGATCGCGTACATGATACTCGGTTTACTCGAACCAATCCCAGCTGAAGAGCTTGGCATCTTTGGCCCGAAGACTGCCACGGCAAACGCGAAGTATCAGCAAGCACACCGTATCGCGCCTGCGCCGAATCACATCGGTCCACAGACAAGAGCGGCACTTAATGGCCAATTTTCAATTTAAAAAATATGAATCCAACACTCAAACGTTACCTTATCAGCTCTGGTACTACATTCGTAACAGCTTTCCTGATCTCGGTCGGGGCGCAACTTACGCTAGTGCACATTACACCAGAAACCCTCGGCTGGAGCATTGTCGCATCGATCGGCGCAACAGCTTGCCGTGCGGCGGTAAAGGCAGTTATCGAGGCTTTCTCAGACTCGAATGGTGGTCCTTCCGAGCTCGGATAAAAATCTACGTGTAAGAAAATAGCAAAATCGTTGACTATATATTTAGAATGTTTAGTGTGTTCAATGCCACACTCAAAAAAGGAGAGTGTGGATAACTCGATCAGGATCGCTGCGAAACCCTGTATTTGCGACGCAAATTAGACCACGACTTTTTATGTCGTAGGGGGGCGACGCGGAAAAGCTTTTCTGATACAATGTAAACACATGGCGATAACGATTTCTAAGGAAAATAAAATAGAGACTCGCACCGCCAACGAACCCCATCCTGAAATACCAGAAAAGGAAAATATTCAAGACGTTGCGGGTGCCGACGAAGAACTGACCGACAGACCGTGGTCCGTGTTCGGCGAAAAGAGACTCAAAGAAAAGAAAAACGGATACACTCACGTCAGCCTTTTTGCGGGTGTCGGAGGTCTTGATCTCGGGTTCCGAGCCGCGGGCTTTAGAACGATCTGGGCAAACGATATCGATCCGGACGCTTGCGAAACTTTCAGAGAAAATCTTGGCGACATAATCCAAGAAGGCGATATTCGTACGATTGGATTTCCTAAGCTCGAAGAACCACTCGATGTGCTTTCGGCAGGGTTCCCATGTCAGCCATTTTCAAACGCCGGTTCTCGTCGCGGAGTCAAAGATTCTCGTGGAGACCTCTTTAATTTTGCATTAGATGCTGTAAAAGCCCTTAAGCCTAAAGTGGTCTTGTTCGAAAATGTTCGAGGATTACTCTCGATCAAGATTGGAAAGAAATTATTGATAGAAGAAATCCTACGCCAACTCCACAATGAAGGATATGACTGCCAATTAAAGCTTGTCGATGCATCCAATCACAGAGTCGCACAAAGAAGGATGCGTCTGCTCGTTATTGGAGTCCAGCGAGATGCTGATCTCGGTCCATTTCGATACCCTCAAGAGAAGCCTAAAGTCGGTCTTACTATCGGAGAGACGATTCTCGATGTTCTTTCTTATCTACCGAATCAAAACGAACTGATGCAACTCAATCCGCAAGCCGTGAAGCTTGGAACCTATGTACCAGAGGGTGGATCGTGGAAAGACATCCCGTATGACGTCCTGCCTGAACGCTTACAACACATCCATAGGAACATGGCGAAGTACCGATGGCCAAAGTTTTACGCGCGATTCCATCGAGACGACATCGCCGGAACAATCACCGCTGCATTCAAGCCTGAGAACGCCGGAGTTTGGCATCCGACCGAAAGTAGGGTATTCTCAGTCCGTGAGGTAGCGAGGATTCAGAGCTTCCCCGACTGGTTCGTTTTTGGCGGCAGAAACGTCAAATCCAAATACCAGCAAATAGGGAATGCCGTTCCGCCTAGGTTAGCATACGAGGTCGCTATGGAAATTGTGAATGTCCTAGAAGGCCATAAACCTAGGACTTTAGATGATTTCTTAAAGGAAAAAAGGCCTTTGCGTACCTCAGATAAGGCGATCCACTACACCCCATAAATTTCCATGATGCGGTACTTAACTGACAACTTAATCCGCGAATCTTTCCTACGGCTACGACAAAACGAAACTGGCGGAAAGACAGGTCTCGAGCGCACATCTGCCTTGATGTGTTTTCTTGCATTTGATGCTCTCCTAAAACGCACGAGCGTAAATCCTCCTCTCGATTTTGACCCAGAAGCAAGCATCGGCAATAACAACAGGTCCGGACTTACGCGCGAATTCAGCCGACTCGTTCAGCTGAAAAATGGGTCTGAACCATATCATGTAATCAACCTCGGCGAAGTCACAGTCGGAGGTAATCCTCCTGAAAAGCGCTTTTCTTCAAACTTCCTCACTACTGGAATGAAAAAGGCGACGACTAGCGCAACCTCTTACGATTATCCGACTCGGCCTTCCAATCCGCTCCTAGTCCTTGGTCCAAAGGCTACTGGCCTCACCTGGGGAATGAATCGTCATCCAGACTGGAAGGAAAACCTCCCAGTCTTTCTTGAGGGTCGAAAGACTAAAACTCCATTCACTGACCTAGCTATCTTCGTACTTCGCCAGCGCGGCATTGAATCTGAAGCGAAGACATTGCAGGATGGTCTGATGGATGGTTTGTGCGAAATCTTTACTCCTGAATTGTGCGAATTTTGGAAGAAGAAAGTGTCTCTTGAAAAAGTATATTTCGAGGCAGTCGAATCTCCCTTTCAAGATTCTGCTGCCACTCCATTCGCAGACTGCTCGTGGATGGGCGATTTCCAGCCGATCGACGAAACTACCATACTTACATCACGGGTGACCTACCTCGAAGGTCTACTGCGTATGCATAACATTTCATTCGAGGAATAATTTTATATGAAAAAACCATCATTTTTACTTGATAAACCAGAACCAATACACCGCACTCGTCTCTATAACGGACGAAGACTCCAGGTGTGGGAAGGCCGCGCCAAAATATCAGAAATCAAAGGCTGGGCAGAAAATCCTCGTATAGATTTGGCGAAGCGCAGCTTGCAGCAGGCTGTAGGCGCGCGCGTCCTGCAACAGGACGAGCTGTACGACCTCATGAAGAAAGACTCGGAGGTCAAACTTGCCGCACTCCGCGACGACATAATGAAGAACGGCCTACGCGAACCGATCACCCTTTCATATGATGGAAAACTCCTCGATGGAAACAGACGTTTCTTTGCGGTCCGATACATCCTTGATACGCTTCCTCCAACCGACCCTAACCGCCAGGACCACGAGACAATCGATGCCTATGTCCTTATGGATGACGCAACCCAAGACGACGAACAGCGAGTGCTCGTAGAGGAAAACTTTTCGCCTTCACTCAAAATCGAGTGGCCTGACTACGTCAAAGCATCCCACGTCATAAAAGAACACGAAGCAGGTATCGAGATCAGCGATATTGCAAAGAAATTCAAGTGGCCAGCCGGCAAGGTCAAGGAAACGATCCGAATCAATCAGATCATCAACGACTTCCTCATCTACGCAACTGCACCAGAAGACCAGAATGACGATCTCGGCGGAGGTCTGGGGCTAACTGAACAGGAAGCAGAAACGATCGCTGCAAAGAACTACCAATTCTTCAACGAAGCCCAGAAATCCTTCTTCGAACCCTTGCAGACCGATCTCGAATTCAAAGCGAACTTCTTCAAATGGATGAAGCAGGAAAAATTCTCGAGCTTCCCAGAGGTACGAATTGCCTACAAAGCCTGGAAAGACCCAGAAGTAAAAGCGATCATTGCTGGCAATGATCCGGATGCGGCCAAAGATGCGAAGTCGACGCTCGATTACAACTCACGTGTTGTGCGCACAGGTGAAGAAGCCGCTGGACGCATAGATGCATTCATTAAATTCTTGAAAGGAATGAGAGCAGAGGAAATCAAAACGCTGCCTGACTATGCACGGGAGAATCTCAAAACAGCCATCACGCTTATTGAGAAGATGAGTAAAGCCGCATCCTCTGAGTGATCCGGCTGAACTCCCGATGGCATTAATTTTCAAAGTACAAAACTCTCAGTTTATATGCGAAGGGGAAGGAATGTCCTTTTTGCAGCTCAAGACAAAATTGAGCGGCTTTTTAGGGCATGGTCAAATTACCAACCTAGGGCCGAAAGCATTCTCGATCCCTCTCATAGCGGCCGTAGCAGCGTCTTCCGTATTCAAGGAAACCTACGGAAGCGTCCCGGCAGAGCTTGCAGGTGAAACCGACATATACGAGAAGCATCGTATGGCCAGAGATGAAGCAATGAAGGGGGTGGAAGAAGACAAAATAGCACCACTCCCAGCTCCTTGGCCAGGAACACTCGATCCTGCACAAGCTATAGCGGTCACTGCCATGACAGCCGAAGGTTTGCTCGGTCTTTGCTTGTTCGATGAACAGGGCATAGGAAAAACCATCACCGCTCTGGCGGCTTTTGACGTGCTTAAGGAGCGCGGAGATACGGACTGCCTCGTAATTGTTTGCCCAGTCACAATGATGGGAGGGTGGAAAAGCGAAATTGAGAAGTTTCTACCAGGGAAGTATCGGGTCAGAACAGCCGAAGGATCGGCTGAAGAAAAAAGAAAAGCAGTCCTTTCGCCATTCGATGTGTTAATTTGCAATTTTGAATCAGTCCCGCCACTACTCATTGCACTCAAGGGAGTGCTTGGAGCAAGAAAGGCAACTCTTGCCGTGGACGAATCATTCAACGTAAAGAATAAGGAAGCCTTCAGATCAGTCGCGATCCGAGAACTGCGCGATTACTGCGTGAAGGGATTCGTCATGTGTGGAACCCCTGCACCGAATTCCGCGATCGACGTAATCAGCCAATTCGATATAGCCGATAGCGGATACACATTCGCAGGATTTGTACCTCCTAAAGACGAAGAAGATCGCACTCAGAGGATAAACGAACGTATCGCCCAACGTGGAGCCTATGTGCGACGTCTCAAGGAAGAAGTCCTTCCCATGCTGCCTGCTAAAGATTTCAAGCTCGTATCCATTGTCCTGTCAGGCAGGCAAGCTGCTCTTTATGAAGAGGCCCGCGGTCAATTGGAGCTTTCCCTCAAGAGCATGGATAATGCCTCCTTCCGAAAGTCGCTCGCTTCGTATTTTCAACAGAGATCGGCACTCCTTCAAATTTGCGCATGTCCTGAAGCTGTTGACCCCACCTACTCCGATACGTCAGGGAAAATAATCGCCCTTGATAAACTCGTCGAAGAAATAGTCGAGCGGGGCCAAAAGAAATTAATCATCTGGTCTTTCTATAAAGCGAGCCTGCATAGCATCATGGAGAGGTATCAAAAGTACTCGCCCGTGCTTCTCGATGGAAGCTCATCTGCAAAGGAGAGAGCCGATTCGGTCCATAGATTCCAGACCGATCCGAACGTCCGAATCTGCGTAGCCAATCCAGCAGCGGCCGGAGCGGGAGTTACTTTACACTCAGCATCTGATGCCGCCTACGTTTCCTTTTCAAACCAAGCCGCACACTTTCTACAATCTCTTGACCGCATTCATCGTCGAGGCCAAACAGCGGATAATGTAAACTACCACCTGCTTGTATGCCGCGGCACTATTGAAGAAACTGAAGTCCAACGTCTCCGTCAAAAAGAAGTACGCCAGCATGAGCTTCTTGGAGATGAGACAAAGTGGCCGAACTCTCTCGATGAAGCCCTCGCAGAACTCACTCCAATAAATCCATGACAAAAAACTATATCTGGACATTCAATGACGCAGCCCTAGCTTCCGGACTCAATGGAGCTTTTTCACTCGAATACCACGTTCCTGGCTCAAAGATGAAAGTGCCGGCAGAAAACCTTGTAAGATCAAGAGTGTGGCTTGCAGTTAAAAGTGGCGATGAGAGCTTTCTGTACGCGCTCCTCAGTCCATCAATCATCGAACTTTACCAAGAGGGAACATATAAGAACGATTTTCTATTACAATGCGAGCCTTTCTCTTCGGTCCGTTTTTTACCTCGTCAGGAATCGCGCGGTCCCTGGCAATTACCATTTGAGACGGATGAAGAAATCCGGGAATGTACCGATACTGAGCAGGCTGCTCTGTTGGAGATAGTAAGCAAGAACGAACGTGTAGGTTTCGCGCCCCCTTCGCGCACGACTCTCGATGCGGTCCCTCGCACCGCTTTCAATGATTTAGAAAGTGCGGTCCCTGACCAGCTTATGTCGACGCTTCGAACTATAGCGTTTGGAGATGCGTCACGCTCTCGCTCCATGCCCGAATCGATTTCAGCACTTGGCGGTATTGCTCTGATAATCCTAGCCTCAACCCACCCTCATCTGAAGGAAGCAGATGTCGTCAGCTTAATCGCCGCTCTCGATCCATTGGCGAAAACAGAAAGCGGAGCCCCTATAAAATCACAGAAAGATATCTTGCGTGTATTGTACTCCTTGCCGCCAGTCGTCGATACTTTTTTCGAGGAAATCGACCCAGACAAAATCTCACCTCGAACTTTTGTCGCTAAGTCAGATGATTCAAGCCTAGAATGGCTCGATAAAACCAATGACGCCGAGAGAGCTCATGAGCAAATCCTTAAAGACCTGGTACTTCATCTGAAAAGCAAAGGATTCAAGGTTTACAAGACTCGCAGCTTTGACTTGTTCGCTGAGAAGGAGAGCACCAAGCTCCTGTGGGAGATCAAAAGTGCGAACGGATATAATTCCGTCTCTCAAGGGGAGAAAGGCATCATACAGCTTCTCCGATACTCGACGGCACTTGCAGACGAGAGATCGGTTGGCATACGATTCCTCGTCTTGTTGCAAGATTCAGGCCTTACCGCTATACATGAATATCTTTCAAAAATGGCGACACGCGCTGGTTCCGAGCTATGGCTATACGATGAGAAAGAGGAGTGGCCGAATCGTACATTCAATATTAAGTCCGAGACCCTCGAGGATTTAGCTTGACTATAAGGTGCATTTTATTAATGATGATCACTATGTCCGAATACTATAAACCAAACCGAATACGAAACATCTACTCCCCGTCGAGTACGGAGTCTTTCAAGCTGTCTCGATCAAAAATCGAGATGTATACGAAATGCCCGAAATGCTTCTATATGGATCGCCGTCTTGGCGTTGGACAAATACCGCCGTTTCCCTTCGCCTTGAACACCGCCGTCGACACTCTTCTCAAAAAGGAATTTGATGTGCATCGAGCTGGAAAAACTCCGCACCCAATGATGATGGCTTACGGACTCGACATGGTCCCGTTTCAACACGAGAAGATGGATGAATGGCGCGAGAATTTCAAAGGTGTTCAGTACCATCACAAGCCAACGAATTTTATAATAACTGGTGCCGTCGACGATCTATGGGCCGATCGCAGCGGAGAGATCGCGGTCGTCGATTACAAATCGACAAGTAAGCCGACCAAAGTCACTCTCGATGCCGACTGGCAGATGAGCTATAAGCGACAGATGGAAATATATCAGTGGCTACTTCGCCAGGTAGGATTCAAAGTCTCAAACACGGGATATTTTGTATACTGCAACGGGAAGACGGACCGACAGGCTTTCGATGCAAAAATCGAGTTTGACATAGACATACTTCCATACACCGGAGACAGCTCCTGGGTAGAAAAAGCCCTGTTCGATATCAAAGAATGCCTAGATGGGGATATGCCAGCTCCCGCCCAAGACTGCGATCATTGCAACTACCGAAAAGCGGCAAATGCAGTCGATCCAAGCTAATAATAAAATCATGCTCGAAGACAAAGACCCAGAAGAAATTATTGAGATTGCTGAAATCGCCCAAAATAAAGGGATCGATATTGAAGCAGCCACAAATCTAAAAGAGATCATGGACAACCAAGGAGTCGATGAAGATACTGCCGAAAAAGTACAGGAGCTTGTGGATGAAGGACTTGATGAAGATGACGCCGCTGAGATCGCCGATTTGCTATAAATTATGCTTTTAATAAAAACAAAAATTAAAGAGAGTGGGATTCATGGCATCGGCTTATTTGCCGATCAGTCCATACCTAAAGGTATGGAGATTTGGAGATTCACCCCAGGCTTTGATCAGAAATTCACTAAAGAGCAAATCTTAGGCTTCCCTGATTTGCTACAGATTTATATTTACAAATACTCATGGAAAAGCTCAAAGAGCAAACTCTATTGCTTCTCGTCGGACAACGGAAAATATTTTAATCATTCGGATCAGCCGAACGCTTTGTCGGAATATCGAGATGGAGAGGATGAAGTCATTACAACAGCAATCAAAGACATCCAAGCCGGAGAGGAAATTACGGACAACTACTCCTCTTTTGAGGCTGATTCGGATGACGACAATGTGCTTGAATATATCGCACAAAAATTTCATCTCGAAGATGAGCTTGACCCTCGTTTGAAGGCAAAATAAAGAAGTAGATTGAACACCATTGACTATAAATGTCAATAAAGCCATAATGTCCGCAATGAAACCAACAGGCGAAAAAATCCAACATGAGGCAGGAAACAACGAGGCGTGGATCTGCATCTGCAAAAACACTCCAACCGGCGGAGGCTTTTATGCTTGCGATGAAAATGGCAACGAAGTGGAGCCAACGGCAAAAGACTGGACAAGCGGTCTCTATGTTTGCGCCGACTGCGGAAGAATGATCGACCCGGATACCTTAGAGGTAATGGGGAGAAATCCTGCGCCAAAACTTCTCGTTTAA